CGCACTGGATATCAGGAAATGCCGCATTCTGGACTGCTGGCATCCACGGACACAAGAACATTTACATGTTGGGTTATGATTTCAGGGAGTATGGTGAGGGACAGCTCAATAACATATACCAGAGCACAGAGTGTTACGGTGAAAGAAACAGCGATGACATATTCGAGGGATGGTTAAAGACATTCAGAGACATGTTGAAGATGAGACCTTACGTGAACTACACCATCGTGCATGACAACCCTCCGCCATTCCTAAACAATTTACAAACTGGCACTGATTTGGGTAACAGTCGAATCATGAGTTACAAAGAGTTTGAGGATACTGTGTTAGCCGGTTCTTGATAAGGTCAATCCAGCACTTTTGAATTTGTTCTTGAACGCATAGAAGTTTGCGTTGTGATTGCTGTAAGGATCTTTGATAACGGTCATCTGGTATAGATGCACCATCTCGTGTGCCAGTGTTTCTATGAAGTCCCGGAACGTTGGATACTTGGTGTGTATCTCTATCGCGAATGTGACGTCGGTCTTGTCATAGGGTATCACACTCTGATCATATGTGCCCTTCCTACATTTCCTGTTGTCCCAATTAGCCCAACACCTGCCCCAGTCATTGGTCATCCTTACCAAGTACAATGGTACTGCAGGCAACTTATTACCAAACAAACCCTTGTTGAGATGCTTGAACCAGGTTACCGCTAAAGAATGTGTGGGTGTGAAGTTCCTGGTGTTCTTACGCATAGTCAGAGTATTTTCCAACCTGATCTTCAATTGTTTCCGGACTGTGACAGTCTTCTTACTGGTCTTTTTCATAGGTTGACTATATTACCAAATTGCTGTATTATACTAATAATTATCTTAAAAACGAGGATTAAAATGCGCACAGATTTGCCAAAAACAGTTAACGAAGCACTGAAAATACTAGCATATAATGAATATTTTTGGAATGATCATATCAAAGGCGCTGTAAACCCACACCCCAAAGACAGGGAGACTGTGAGATCACTTGCTGAGGCACAATACGCATGGACTGAAAAGCAAGCCAAATTGGCCGTGGTAATATTGAAAAGATACCAGACTAAATTCCAAGCAAGTGGCATCGACATCAAACCGTTGATCGATGACCCAAAGTATGAAGACGAATTCAGGGTGATCAATTTCAACAAGTGTATCAAGAAATACAAAGACGACGAGGGTTTGATCAAGATAGAACTACATTTTCCCTACGACAAAAAGATAATTCAACTGATACGTTGTCTCAAGGACAAAAGAAATCTGCCAGGCATGTATGCTTCATATGATGGCGAGAGTAAAAAATGGACTATGTTACACACAGATGTGACCGCTTACTATTTGACTTTGATTGCGGTAAGATATGACTTTGAGTTTCTGTCTCCCGAACTGATCGACGATTATGAAAAGATAAAGAGCATAGTGGTAGGACATCGTAAACCAGCGGCTAGGATTGTGGATAATGAAATAATAATAGACCATGCCACAGAGTCTCTCAAAGAATATTGGCACAGTCATGTCAAGTCGAAACCCTTACTACAACAGGTTGACTGTCTAAAAAATCACGGAATACCAACCAAGGGCCTGTCGGTGCCTGCCCGATCCAAACTGGCCCAGCGTATCGCACACCATCCGTATCACAAACTCTGGATGAACTCTGTGGCTTTCACAAAGACAGAAGTCGTGGAAGCATTGATTGAACTAGATGCATTTCCAGTATTGATGCCTTGCCACAGCGATGTTCATGAAGAACAAGAGATAAAAGAATTCTGGGAATGGCTAAAGGTATTTGAATCCCATGGAATAGACATAATGAAACAGTGCTCTTGGGGATTTGATCTCAAAGAGCCGGTATACCGAAAAGAAGGACGAGGTTATAGTTTACGAACAAACGTAATCGACGACAAAAAACCCAGAGAATTTTTCGAAAATCTTTATGAACTACATCAAATGAGTAAACAGTTTAAATTTATAGATAACCAAACTAAAGTTATATTTGTACGTAATAGGATCCCGAGGGCATTAATACGGAGTAAAATAAAACCAAAAGCGTCACTGATATCCCTAGGCGGTGGATACTACGCCACTGGTACCGATAACCTTAAAAGACTTCTTGAAAACCTTCCAAAAAAGTTGTACTATAGTGATCATCAACCTAGCAGTTGGGATTGGCATGATCACGCGATAGAACAAGTATAATGAGCAGTTGTAAACTAATAATAAAAGACGAAGTGAACGTAAAGTTTGAAAATCTTTCTCTCGAATGGAGGAAAAGGTTATCTAATAAATTCAAGTATGAGATCCCATATGCGAGACACTTACCGGCAGTGAAACTAGGGAGGTGGGACGGTAAGGTCAGTTTCTTTGGCCTGGGAGGCACGACTTATCTAAATCTTGTTGATGAAATAATTCCAATACTAGATGAGGGCGGGGTCTATATAGACGTGGTAGATCAGAGAAACACGCAAGAATTCAGTTTCAAGAAAGTAGACAAACAATTCCTATCACACATCAAATGGCCAGACAACCACCCTTGCTCTGGACAACCTATAGAACTGCGAGATTATCAAGTGGAAACTTTGAACAAGTTTATAGAGAATCCACAATCAATACAAGAGATAGCCACGGGGGCGGGCAAAACTATCATCACTGCCGCGATGTGTCAACTGGTAGAACCATATGGTAGGACAATCACCATAGTACCTAACAAAAGCCTAGTGACACAGACCGAAGAGGATTTCCTTGCTTGTGATCTGGATGTGGGTGTTTACTACGGCGACAGGAAAGAGGTTGGAAGATATAACACCATCGCAACCTGGCAATCACTGAACGTTTTAGAAAAAAAGGCTAAAAATGAACACAGCACGGAATTCAAAGAATTCTGTGAGGGCATACAGACTGTGATCATCGATGAGGTACACATGGCAAAAGCAGATGTGTTGAAGAGATTGTTGACTGGCCCATTCGCACACTGTGGTATACGTTGGGGGCTCACGGGTACGGTACCAAAAGCGGAATATGAATTCATGGGATTGAAATGTAGCATAGGAGAAGTGGCCAACAGGATACAGGCCAGTGAACTGCAAGACAAGGGTGTGCTTGCCAACTGTCACGTAAACGTTCTCCAAACACAAGACCATCCCCAATTTAAGACATACGCGGAAGAATTAAAATGGCTTACAACAGATCAAACTAGGATGTCTTGGATAGCAGGGACAATCAAAGACATAGCAACCTCAGGTAACACGCTCATACTCGTGGACAGAATATCAGCAGGTGAAATACTTGAAAAGAAAATAAAAGATTCAGTTTTTGTATCAGGATCTACAAAGAACACAGACAGAAAGGAACAGTACGATGAGATATCTACTTCAACAAATAAAGTTATCATTGCCACATATGGAGTTGCCGCTGTTGGCATTAACATTCCTAGGATTTTTAATCTTGTTCTCATAGAACCAGGTAAATCGTTTGTCCGTGTAATACAATCCATAGGACGTGGAATACGTAAGGCAGAGGACAAGGACAGTGTGCAGATATGGGATATCACCAGCAGTTGTAAATTTGCGAAGAGACACCTGACAGCAAGGAAAAAGTTTTACAAAGAGGCAAATTACCCGTATAATATAGAAAAGATAAATTATGAAAATCCTTACTCTTGACGACCGAACATACACGCTAGAAAAAATACCAGAATGGGTAGATGAAAAATTAAGGTTCGCGGTATTGGATAACTCAGATCCAGGAAATCCGGACTTCTTCTACATACCGTTGATATTCCTGGAAAGTTTCAACGCACCCGCGGCAGTTTTGGAAATAGGAGATCATAGAATAAAAATGCCTCTAGACTGGAAGATGCTGATCGGGGAAGCCGGACAACCAGAGATGCATGTACTACCGATAACCAGTTTAAATGATCGGGGGTTTGATGCTTTCACGTTTAATCCATTGTCCAGTTCCAAACCAGACTTCTATCCAATCGATGTGGTAGACATTTACACTGAAATGAAATGGTACTTCCCTAAAATTAAATCAGGTCAAATGTTGGCTGTGCCACTCACCAACGGACCAAAGCCAATCTGTGCTTATTTCGTAAAAGACATTTCAAGGCAATGCGAACAGGTGGACTATGGCTCGGTCTGGTAGAAGATCAATCACTATAGAAGCACCAGTATTGAAGATCCAAAACAAGTACGTGTGGATCGAAGAAGATTGGATCAAAGACTTTATGAGTTGGTTTAACCGGCATGACTTCAAACTATCGGGTTTACAACACATGAATAAGAAAATAAAATTAACATTTGTAACACCAAAAGACTGCACAATGTTTGGATTGAAATATGCCGCAAGACAAAAGTAAAAAGAAATTCTTTGACCTGCGTAACGGACTGAAAGCCGTTGACTTCAGGAACAAGGACTACTTCGACAGGATAGACGACAAGGAAAAACAGTTGTACTCTCCATACATGCTGATGAGATACGTGTCCAGTTGTTCATCCAAGGACAGATTCTACGTGGAACACTACGTGGAGATGATAAACGAGTGTGTGAACAAGCACTGCTTCACATTGGGCAAACACAAGAAACTGCTGTGGATACTGACCGCCATGTGCGGGGCACTGTCACAACAGTTCCACCCGTGGATAAAACCAATGAAAAGGATACCTAACAAGAGTTTAAAACAACTTCAAAAGATATATCCTAACTGGAAGGAATCTGATTTAGAAACTTTAGACAAAATAATAACTGACCGAGAATTAGAGGAGTTAATAGAATCACATGGCATCGACCAATAAATGTACCTACTGCGACAAGGAGTTTGCCAAGGCACGCACACTTCAAGTGCATTTGTGTGAACCCAAACGCAGATATCTACAACGTGACGAGAAATGGGTAGTGAATGGATTTATGGTTTTCCAAAGATTTTACAAGACACACCAACACAACTCAAAAGAAAAATCATATGATGACTTCGTCAAGAGTCCTTACTACAACGCTTTCGTTAAGTTTGGCAGATACGTCATGCACATCAATCCACTGTATCCTGACAGGTACATCGATTTTATACTGCGTTCAAAGGTCAAATTAGATCATTGGTCACGTGACGAGCTTTACGAAGAATATCTGATAGATGCATTAAAATCAGAACCAGTCGAAGCGGCCCTGCAGAGAAGTATAACCACTATGATGGACTGGGCTGAAGAGCAAAACGCACAATGGGCCGACTACTTTAGATTAGTCAACACCAACCGTGCTGTGCAACACATTCAACAGGGCAAGATATCGCCGTGGTTACTGTTAGGTTGTGATGCGGGCAAAAGAATGTTAAAATCATTCAACGACGAACAATTACAAATGATTGAAAGATATATAAACCCAAGTTTTTGGCCTAGCAAATTAAAAAGTTATCCAGCAGATTTGTTATTGGTAAAAGAAACAGCCAAGGAGGCAAAAATTGTCTAAGGTAAAATTAGAGATAAACGACGACCTAAAATTTGAAGAGGGAGACTGTGCTGTGATTATAAAAGAGGACGGATCTGTCGGTAGAGTCATAATGCCAGACATGACCAAAGACTATCTTAACACTGAAGGCTATAGGAAACTGTTAGATGTTATAGAAGTGCTGGACCCAGGTAGTAAGGAAGAGTTTATAAAGTACAACGAGAAAGACAAAGGGAGTGTACACTAATGCCTGATGTAGACATAGATTTCTTCGACAGGGACAACACACTGAAATTGTTCAAACATACCCCGGCTACAATAATAAAAGATGGCAAAGCAGAGAAACACAAGACCGGAGTGTACTTTCATGCCGTGCCCGAACATCCTGTGACAGGCAATTCTTCACTTGATTACAAAGAGGCCGAGCAGAGGGGTTATTTTAAAATTGATTGTTTGAATGTCAACATATATCAAAACGTCAAGTCCGAACAGGAACTAGTGGAACTA